CACCAAGTCGTTCGTGCCAGGCCCGTTGTTGTTGGCGTCAATCCACACTACGTGAATCTTGTTGCCGGTATCACCAGGTGTCCACTGGTCCCACCAGACTGCTGGTCGTCGATTCGCGCGGTTATCGCCTCCGCCTACATTACCGGGGTGAATATCAACAGGCGCCTCCCATTGTCCGCCGCCAGAAAGCGTTTTGACATAGGAAAGCGTTTGCACAGAGTTGTTGAAGAAAACGTAGCCGATATGATCGTCCAGAAAGACAATGTTTGGCGATGGCCCAAAAGCTGCATACCAGCTCAACACGTCTGAGTCAACTTCGTGGTCAGGATAGATACTTTCATCTAGGTCCAGCTCGTATAACTTGGTCCAGTCAACGCGAAACTCTGTCGCGTTCACTCCGTCAGTTAAGTCACGTGCCCAGATAGTTGCTTCATAGTCATTGCCCGGCCCGTAGTTTCGGCCAATAACCGTGCTATACTCGGTGCCGTCATACCACAGCGTCACATTGTCATTGCTGAAATTGAACTTGATCTTCATGTGGGTCCATACGCCTTCGGATAGGCCCACTGTGTTGCTCAAGATATTCCACGTCGACGTGTCGTTGTCCCATACGTCTGTCCTGTCACGAAAGATGCGCACAAGCACATGATGGTAGCGCAGGTAAATGCAGCGGTCTACACCGCCAGTGCCAGAGTTGGCATAGGTCTCCAAATCTTCGGCCTTAATCATCAGCTCCCACATGATATTGTTGCCGACGAACGTTTCGCCGGTCTGCAAGATCGCCGTGTTGAGCCCACTATCGGCCTTGATATGGAAGATGCCAGCAGGGTCAGTCTCAATGGTGCCGCTGCCGCTCGTCGACCAATCGTCACTATAGTCGTCGAAGTTGTCCCAAATCAGCCGCCTTGGCCTATGTTGTGTGTTCATACTGCGGCTCATACATCCTCCGCCGTGTTCACCCAATCTACCTGAATCGGACTGTCACCGTCCTCATTCCAGCTGTACAAGATGCTGCGAGCATCCAGAGCAGCCGTTACGAGTGCGCCCACTTCCTCTGCCGTCAGTGCTGCCGGATTAGCTGCGCCGCGGACCTCATAGAACATAATATTGAAGTTCTGGTCGTTTGCTTTCTTGTCAAGCTCTACCTGCGACAAGAATACGTATGCCTTGATTGCGGAGCTGGCCAGGCTATCGTTGAAGCGCGTGGCCGTATCGGCGTTGTATGCCTCAACAGCAGCCTTCAATTGGTCATAAGGCGGATGGCCTTCGTCGCCGGTCGGCAGCGGTAGCGGCTCGCGTATTTCCTGATTGATAGTGTGCGCGCCCTGCGCTACTGCAATGTCGTCAGCTTCCAGATCGGCAATGAATGCGTTGAAGCGTGCATCCTTCAACATGTCAGCTCCTCAAAGCTACGGGTTTCCACTTCACCACAATATTCGACTGAGCTGTACCATCCCAATCGACCACGACTTCCTCTGTCTCCAAGGCGTCCACAATCATCTGACCGATTGCGACATCGGTATACCCTTCGTCAAGCGATGCGAACTGAATCTCGAAGTCCTGAATACCGCGCCGGTTCGTGTTGGCTGCGGCATCCATATAGCAATACCCAATCAGGCTCGTATCGTCCGGGTCGTAAGCCATCATGGGCGCATAACTGACGTGGATGTTCTGGGCCAACAGAGCATTAAATGCGGCGTTCAGGGCTTTCCAGCGTTTCATGGCGCCTCCTAAAAACAAAGTGCCAGGGGTTACCCAGCTATATTGAGGGCAGGCCCCTGGCACTCGCAGTTCGGACAAACTTCTAGCGTCCTCATTCCCATAATCGCAAGCAACTATGGGCAAGTCAGCGCCGAACGGCTCGCACTCGCACAGCGAACGGGTAAACGAGTATTGCGAACGTTCAGCTCAGATTGAGAAGATGCCGTTTGCGTTCCACTGCACGGTCACGTCGCCACCATTCGGAGTGAACGGAAGGCCAGTACCCGACGCAATGATCGCAATGAGTCTACTGGTCGCCGGTGTGCCCGTGTCCTTGAAGACCACAACGGCTTCAAGCACGTCACCAGTGACGCCACTGAACACCTCATCGGCGGCATCGAACGTACCATTGACAACAGTCTTGCTGTCCAACTCCTGCGGAGTTGCAATGGCGCCAGCAGAGATGTCGTCATAGTTCAGGTCACCAGTCAAAGTGATAATCAGCCCGCCAGATGTATAGGCGCCGTTGCCGGTGCTACCGTCCAACGTGTAGGTGCTGGCACCAGTGCTGGTGATAGTCCACACGCCATTGGCTGCAGTGTTGCCCTGCACGCCCGTAATCAGAACACGGTCGCCAGTGCTGCGGCCATGACTTGTCTCGGTGATTTCGATGGGCGATGCATTGGTAGCGCCACCAACGGCAGCACCGATGTCATCAAGGTCGACCAAAACACAGTCAATTGTGTCGTTCAACAGGTCGATGCTTCCATTAAGGAAATCATCTTTTGCTTCGTCGTAAAGTGCGGTTTCCATCGTTTACCTCTCTTGTTTGTGGGTTCCCACTTAGTTCACCTGTGCTTGTTCAATGGCTTTTTTCAGATTCAAGAGGCCCTTCACCAACCCAAGCGTTTCTGGGTCGACCAGTGCTTCCGGGTTGTGTGCAAGCCGAATGTTCGGCACTACTCTACCTTCACTCGGTCTGCCCGACCCCCAATCCACCGCGGGCAGCTGCAAGAATCGTGCCCGTGCTTCGTTAATCTCAATGATGTCGTTCTTGACGTACCGCTCAGCAATCTCCGATTCTGTCTTTTCGTTGCGCGTGTCAACGACATCGTGTACAATGGCTACATCATCGTAGCCGAAAGCATCTTTCACAAGCTTCGTCGTTAAGTAAAAAGTCTCTAGCGCGAGCATAGGTTTAATGACTTGCTCAGTAAAAATGTTCCACTGCTCTTCGCTGTTGAGTTTGCCGGTGTTTTCGTCGATGAATCCCATGACGATAGGCTGCACTCCGTATACCGACATAATCTTGCTAAGCAGCCACCGCTGATACTCGACAAACTGCATGTCACGATTCGTTTGGCTCATAGGAGTCCATGTGACCTTGCCGTTCAGGGCAATCATCTTGTGTGGCTTGCCCTTCAGCTCTTCGTTCCAGTAAACACGAAAACGCTTCAAGGCATCCTTGCCCATCTGTTCAACACCAAGCACACCGCTTGCCTCTGCATTGTTGGCAAAGAAATCTGCATTGTGCTGCGCCGCATTCAAGTCGCTCGATACGGTGGCCGCTAGCGATTCAAGCGGTGACAAGCCGTATACCGAACTTGACTGCGGATTCGCCAGCATGTAAATCAGTTCGTCGTCGGCGAACCATACATGCTGCGCTGCCGTGCGGCCCGGAATGACATAGGCATTCTCCGGGTCTGAAAACATACCGTGATCGTTCGTATTCAAACGAATCGAAGAGCCGCCAACTGCATACAGCTCAACCGGCAATTTTTTGCCGCCTTGCTCATAAACAATTTCGAGTGCGCCAGCGTCGTAGATCAATATGTCACGGAGATACTGTCGCCGGATGTGATTCAAGGATTCGGTTCGACGGTTTGGGTCGTCGAGGAGGGCTTGGACTTCGTCGATACGTTTTTGCTGGTCCGGGGTGACATCCTCATCCTGATTCTCCGGTGCTCCGGCCTTCAAGTCCACTTTGGTGACATGAAGGATGATCTTGTCGACGCATGCGCGCACCCAATCACTGCGCTTGTACATGCCAAGCATAAGCTCTTCACTAAGGCCCTGAAAGGTCTTGCGTACTCGGTGGGATTTGTCGTAATTCGACATGTCGACAATGGAGCCTTTGGAAGACAATTCGTCCATTGCCTTGGAAGTGTAAATGCCGCGTTTTGCGAGAAATGTGTCAATCCAGTTCATGCGTCACCCAATAGTAAAAAACGCGCCTATTCCGTGCGCGAACAGTTTTTTATAGCGGCACAAAATCGACCGACCTGTCCCCCTCGGTCAGTGCCGTTGTGACCATTCCAGCCAAGCCGTCGGCCACGTCCTTGCTGCCGTCGTTCTTGCCCTCTTCCTTCTGGCGGCGCCGTGAGTGCGCCGGATGGTCAATCTTGCCGGTCTTCTCGTCCCTGCGCAATTCTTCTAACTCACGTATTGGCACTGCGTAATGATACATGTCGAGATAATGTTGATAGATCAACGACTTGAGCGTGTCGTGCGGGCCGGTCGTCCGGTCAACCGACTGTTCCTTAGCCTCGATATCATGCTCATTTAATATCTGTATCGAATCGTGCGACTGGTAGCCGTCGAACGTAACCGCGACAATATTAAAGTTGCGGTCGTCCCGCAGCCGCAGAATCAAGTCGCGCAGGTCCGCAAACCGCACCTCGCCGCCCTGCACCGGCGCCCGTATCTGCATCGCCAAATCGACGTACACGCCATACTCGGTCGTCTCAGCCTCATCGTTGGGGCTCACTGGGTAGGCATGGCCCATAGCGAAACCTATGGCGTCGCCGTCTTCCTTGCCTTTGGCAAGGTCAAGGTGTATCGTGTACACTGCGCTTTCATGCCTGGCCCGCAGCAGGTGCCACCGTTTGCGCTCTTCCTCTGACAGCTTGGATTCGTCGCCGCCCTCGGCGTCAATGCGCTTCTGCAGAACGTGTAGCTCTTCTACCATGCCACCTCTGAACCATTCGTGAAAGTTCAATTCGGATAGCTCGCGGTAGGTGTACTCTTCAGCTTCGATAACAGGACAGTGTCGCAGCCTGTTGATGCACTGCTTGATTCGCTCCGGGTACTTGTAGTAGCCTTCAATACGCGCGTCAACTTCGCACTCGAATCTCCGGCGCGCTTCCTCCGGGTTTTTCTCGTACAGCTTATTGAAGTGTTCGCGCTTTTTGAACGGGTTGACTTCCCACGTACAGTGTTTGCTCTGATACACGTCCGGGTCGGCAGCCTCTTCGGCTTCGCCCCAACGCGTCATCATAAAGTCGTTCTCGTGTCGCGGGTAGGATAGCAGAATAAGCCGGTAGTGTTCCGCGTATCGGCTCGTTGCGGTAGCCTCGACATTGTCATACAGTTGCTTGGCCTTCTGGAATGGGAAGTCGGCAATCTCGTCAAAGATAGCAACCAACACACCTACACCCTCGGCAGTGTGGTGCTGTGAGTCTAGCGAGAATGCCTTGATGTTCTTAGTGAATTCGACCTTGCGCGTCTGAATGTCCTTCTCGTCGCGAATGTCGACGCCGTGATCGGCAAACCAATTCGTATCTGACCCCGGTGCTTTGACGCGACGCAGCACTGCTTTGAACTCCTCGAACCATACTTCCTTGGCGTGCTTCTGGTCCTTCGACATGTTGACAAGACGTATCGGCGTGTCCTTGCCCATGTTGAAATACTGCTGCGGATTGTGCATGCACATGAGGCGTTGCACTAGGTAGGCCACAATCCGTTCACTG